CTAAAATCACTTATTCCTTGTTAGAGACTTACTTACGTGATTTCATTACTGAATCATGTGGAAGTCCTGATTATTGGAAGATACCCACGTTTAGAGGTAATATGGCCTCAGGACTGTGGCATTCTCCCTTTACAGATATCTTTAAGACTCAAAACAAAGGAGTGGGTGATCAAGACTATTGGGACCTACCAGTTATTGATTACTGTCAAGGTATCTTGAATCTTGAAACTGGAGGATACTCAGAAATTTCAGAAGAGGAAGCCATTATGGGGATACCATGTTCCTATATAAATGGTGCCAATTTGAAAACTTCTGTGGGTCCACCTTATTGTAAAGGTAAGCGCCACTACGTCGGTGTAGACGAAGATGGGGCCTACTTAGCTAAAGAGGTTTTTGATATGGTTGACGAAGTTGATGATTTGCTTACAGATGGGATTATCCCTAGTGTAGTCTGTCTAGCAACCCTCAAAGATGAACCTGTTAAGCCAGAGAAGTGGGAACGTGTCTTTACGTGCCTACCATTTGGTTATAACATAGTTCTGAAGAAGATGGGGTCTCCCTGGAAGTGTTTTACCCGAGCAAACTTCGATTATTTCGAAAGCGCTGTGGGGATTAACATGACTTCCATAGATGCAAATGACATCATTAGAAGGTTACGTCGAGTGAGTCCTGATTTGGATAGGTGCAAAGACGAAGACGCTAAGAGGCTTGACAAGTCTTATAGCGGGATGATCTGGGCAGCTATTGCAAAGGTTGTTTATGTCATCTGTACGGCTATTGGAGTTGATGCGAAGAAGAATTGGCTATTAGTCATGTCCTTAAGAAATGTGATAACATCTATTAAGAATGATATGATTAGGTGGTTTAGTAATCCTTCAGGTCACGACTGGACTGTCGAAGTCAACGGTTTCCTGATTTCTTTGGCTAATAGGTATGTTTATTACCGAACCAAAGGTTTTCAGGGTGATTGGTCTCGCGTTCGTGAGTGGTCGAAGAATTTCTTCTCAAATCCAATTCCGTATGACGAACCTGCCTGCGTGTTTAGGTCAATGGTGGCCCTAATTACGTATGGTGATGACGCACTTAAAGCAGTTCGTGAGGATATCGAACCAAACTATTTCCAGGTGTGGGAATCAGAGGTTGGAATCATCATGACTGATGCCTCAGACAAGACAAATGATAGAAGTTTGGAACTCCATGGTTTAGATGGGATTTCGTTTCTTAAGAGAAAGTTTGTCTGGGATGAAGAGTTGGGTTACTATCTTACACCTCTCTCTGTAGTTTCTCTAGCACGTATGGCAGCCATGAGAAGGGACTCTATTTTAGGGCCCGTAGATCATGCTTGTACCATTATGACAGAGATGCTTAAAGAAGCAGTGTATCATGGTCCTCAACTCTTTGATAGATTTTATGAGCTATTTACATCTATCGTTGAGAAGGAGCATTGGGAAGATAATCCATATTTGGAACTTCGTCCCTATGAACATTGGCGACAAATGATGCGAGCAGGGGTATTTTCTACTTGGAGTTTGAGAGAACCTAAGGAAGTACCCTTCTTTGCAGTGAATACAGTAGAATATCAATCGACATATACAAACAAAAATTTAAACAAAATGACTGATATTAATTTAGTGGAGGGTTCCAATGAAGGACCAGAAGCCGTGACCTTAGACGTGTCCCACGGGACAGGAATGGTTACTGGCGCAAAAGAAGTGCAGATGGACGCAGCACCGAACATTCGGGGGAGTCTTAATCAGAACTTACCAGAAAATCCATTAGGAAACTTCTTGGAACGTGCTGTGAAGATTGCAACTGTGCCGTTGAGCAGTACTGATGTTGCGGGGAATATAGCCAATATTTCTCCGTGGTTTGAGTTTCTAGACAATGCATTTGTACAAGAAAAGACGAAGAATTTTGCATACATTCGAGCAACGATGCAGGTGATTGCAGTGGTAACACTACCAGGAGGAGCCTACGGAAGATACGTCCTAAGTGCGGTTCCGCAAGCATTCTTTACACTTCCAAGTACCTTAGGTGCAATTACGGATGAGAATACGTGCATGCAAGTTGATCATTATGCTCAGATTGACTGTGCAGATTCTAGTTCAGTAGTATTGCAGCTCCCGTGGGTTTATAAGTATGAGTTCGCTCCACTCTTAGATCCACACGATACTGATCTTGGTGGGATGTGGATGGTTCAATTGACTTGTCTTTCCCCATTGACAACTGCCGTAACGGGAGGTGGAGATTCAGGTTTAGTAACCTTTTACGCTAACCTCCTGGATTGCGATATGGTTGTTCCTGAATATCAGGGTAAGAAGAAACTCCAGTCCAATGCTGCCCTAAAGCAGTATGCTCCAGCAATTTACGATCAAATCGGTGAGGGAAAAGGTTCAAAGATGCTATCAACACTCGGTGGTGTTGCTGATGCAGCGAGCAAAATCCCAATGATCGCAGCTTTCGCTGGTCCTGCTGCAGGAGCACTCCATAGCGCTGCCTCGATTCTCGACTATTTTGGCTTTACTAGGCAGACTGAAGAGAAATCACCTATGCCTATCGTGCAGCGTTCCGTGACTAATGTAGCGCGCTTTGATGGAGCGGATGGCGGTGATAGGGCTGGACTGCATGAAGGGGGAGGAATCTCTATTGATCCTGGACTTGCAGGCTTCTCTTCGGAGGATTGCTTAGCACGAGAGTCCTTTTACGACAGGTGGACTCGAGTAGGTGCATTTGCATGGACATCTACGAATCTTTCTGGTGATGATCTCTTCTCCATTCCTGTCCACCCATCCCAAGGGATTCAACCTTCTGGTGCAGATCTTAATAGTATTCAGTTCACTACTGCTGGCTATTTCGGTGTGCCGTTCCAATACTGGCGGGGAGATATGGAGTATAAATTGGTACTTCCAGTCTCTAAATTTCAT